CCGCTAACTGTGATAGGAGCTGCCGTCATTTTCTCATCCACATGGGCCTCTCGACGTTTTCGGTCGAAGGTAGCCCCGGGACTCCACCCAAAGTACGGAGAAATGCAATGAATACTAGCCGGTCCTAGAAGTTTAGCTATTTTATTCTTCGCACGGAATATCCGTGCAGAGACCCAAGGATCTGAAGCCTTGGAGCGAAACTCTTTGATTCGGACATTAGTTTCTCTGCAAATCATCTCGGAAGCGTCGAACTTCTCGAGGGCGACAGAAGCAACGTCGATATTAACTTTATGTCCCTTGTACTTAGACAGGTACTCGGAACAAAGATAATCACCGGCAAACTTCTCTCTGTCGTACTCTAGATAATCCCCTATCGGCAAGCTAAAGTCAAGAAGCTCTTGAGGAGCATACTTGAACCTAAGCCATAAGGATAGAGAGATCGGCGTGTTAACATGCTTGCACAAGGCGAAGAAAACCTCGTCTATCGGGTAAGAACCCGTGTGTAACATGGAGCGCTCCTTGAGTACTTAGTACACGTTTTGGAGAGTCTCGACCATGCCAACGACTTGAGTGTCGGCAAGGAGGAGAGCGAACATCTTGCGGATATCCTTTCGATTCTGCAAGGTGTCCCGCTCAGGGAGAATGAAGTCACACGTGCACCGGTTGACGTAAGAGACCGTCGGCGGAGGCGTAATGCCAGCGTCGTTAGTCCCAAGCGTTTCCAACACGGGCAAGTGAAACCCCACCTTTACCCTATTCACGCGGTTCGAAGAAGAAGCCACACCATTCCCAGCAGGCGGCGTACGAATCAGCTGAAGGCTGATGCGCCAAAACCCGACAGGAGTGGATTGTGACTGATCCTCGTACCACCAGACACCATTGGTATCTGGACCGAGCGGAGTGAAAGTGTGGTTCACAGGAGTACCCTGTGCGTCAGCGAGGACAATCGCGGTGACTGCGGACATGGACAAAAGTCCTTTAAATAGTTGTCGAACAAAAGCTCGGCAAAGCCGAACCACTCGATAGCAATTTCTTGGCGTAGTTCATGAAAGTGTTATTTCCTTCCGATGAAGTTCCGCAAGAGTGAAGCGGCGCTAACAAGCCGCTGCCAACCAAGGTTGACTTGGAAGCTAGGAAGAGTAGGCATAGGAACAGAGCCTACCGGAACCCGCCTCTTATAAGAGTACTGTTCGTAACCTTCGGCCTGCCAGATGCGAGTCGTACCCGCAACAACAGACTGATAGTTCGTAAGAGTCCCTTCGAGGCGAGAAAGGTAACCTCCGACCTCATACCCTCTCTTGAAGCCCGTGCCATAAGCAAGGGCACCTTCCAAAGCTCTAAGGTAACCTCCGACGTCGATTAGCCAATCGGCGACGAAGGAGTACGGCGTCAGTTCCCAAAGTATGCTAACCGGATTAAGGCTAGTATACCCACCGAGCTGCTGCTTGAAGGAGTTACCGATTTCGAACTCAGCCACAACCTCGTAACGGACATTTTGGATCGCGGACACTATTTCTAGTGACCCCGGTCCAGCAGTGTCTTTATACGTAGACTGTGACCAAGAACGATCTCGAGCCTTCCCTTTAACCCGAGCGTAAGCGAGAGTTCGCCTGTGCATAAGCGCATCAAGGGTGCCATATACGCTGTTAAACAGCGGACGTGCACCATACTGATACGCAAGCCAGTGCTTATGCCACTCACGCGGGTGAAAGGATCGTACATGCCTGATCAGCTTCAAGGAGTCGACCCATAATTTCTTTACCTGATGAGCTTCGGCGATGTCGACGGACAGGTCAAGACCTGAACCGACGCCACCAGACCGAATCTTATCATAAAGATCTCCTAGTGCTGAATTTCTCAGCATAGAAAGGGGATCAGGTAAAGAAGGAGTACGGGACCACGTAAGAATCTGACCAACCGAGTTCAGAGTGTCAGAGGGCGTATCTCGAAAGAACGTACCGACATAATCCGAACTGATATGCCTTCGGAATTCGTGAGTATAAATAGTCTTGCGATCGCCATGAAGCTGATCAGCGAATACAGTAAGACCGGCAGAACCAGTTTGCGGCCGCGATAACGTGACCGAAGACTGATGAGTCGACT